CGTGATAGCCGTGTTCTCATCGACCCAGTACGCCGTGGTTCCGGCCGTCCGGCGCGGAAAGAGCAGCACGTCGCTCGGCATCGCCACGTTCGTCGCGTTCTGAGCAAACGCCGAATACTGATCGACAAGGCGGATCACGGTGGACGACAAGATGTCTGGAACGGTATTGGCACCCGCCCCAGACGCACCGCCGAGAGCACGGGCCTCAACGCCGTGGTCCTGGCACCACCGCTTGGCCTCGGCGTCTCCGCTCTTGGCCTTCAGCCACATGCCCACCGAGTAGGCATCCTTGGCGTTCTCGAACGCACGGAGCCGGCCAGAGAACGGAACCGCCTCGATGCGGACGTTCTCGCTGCGCTCTTCCTTCACCTCGGGAGCCGGCGAGCAACGCTCGACCACGCTGCGGAGATTCTTGGCCGACTCGACCACCTTCTTCTCGAAGTCGATCTTGGCGGTGAGTTCGTCGGCACGCTTGTTGAGGTCGATGAGCTCGACATCGCGGGCGGTCGTGTCTTCGGCCTCGATCGCACGCACGGCGTCGATCCGATTGGCAAGGGTTGCCGCCTCGTCCTGAAGCTTCTTGAGATTGTCCACGTGTGTTCTCCAGCGGCGGTATTGCCGATGGAGTTCACTCTGCCCTTACGGGCGTGGCACCTTGCAGAAGCGGATTTGCGAAAGCGTTGTTTTTACAAACGCCACCGCACGCGCCCCGCACCGTGGGCAGCGTAGATACCGCTGCCGTTCGTCACCACATGGACGGCTGGAGCGGCACCGGAGTTTTTCGCCGCAGGTGCAGCGTGCCTCAGACACGGCGAAGCCTCAGAGCCCACGCAGCAGCTGCGTCACGGACCAGCGAACGCTTCACGATCTCAGCGGCCATAGCCTCGGGCTCGGGCTGCGTCTGCGTTGCCAGCCAGGCCTCGAAAGAACGCATGGCCACGGATGCAGACGTGGAAGGGTAGGCCGGGTTCAGCACAGGCCCCACGTCGTAGAGGCCCGATACCTCGCGGATCTGGCGGATGGCCTTGCCGTCCTCGCCAGTGCGGAAGGATTCATTCTTCGGGTCCACCGTGAAGGCGAACGACGAGCCACGCACGTCGCGCCGCTGGATGAGCTCGAGCACGTCGGCCCGGCTCACGGGCGGCGTCACCACGTACTTCAGCCCCTTGTCATCGCTAGAGAGTTCCAGCGTGCCAGACGAGGAACGGCCCAGGACGATGTTGCTGTCATGGTTGAACAGGGCCACCACGTCGCCCTTGCCACGCTGGCGGTTCAGAATCTTGTCGAACGCACCCGGCAGGATCTCTTCGCGGAACCCGCCGAGGTCGAGGGAAAGCCGGTTGTACACGGCGGCGTATCCGATGATGGCGGCCCGGCCATCGGCCCGGCTCTCCACGATCAGCTCGTTCTCTTCCTCGAAGGCGAAATCGCGGCGTTCAATTTCCATCGGTGTACTCCTCCTGTTCGGCCTGGTCCTCGGCGGCATCAGCCGGGCTGTCTTCTACTTCGGCGGGCGGCTCAGGCATCGGCTCCGGTGCCGGCGGCTCCGCCCCCACCTTGTCCAGCGTGGTCATGTTGAGTTGCACGAAGTGCTTATCACCTTCCGGCCCGATTGGGTTCAGGTTCTCAAGCTCGCGGATTTCGTTGATGGTCATCCACCCGTTCTGAAGTGCAGAGACGTAGTAGGCCGACCGGCTCGCGTGGTCGCCACGCAGCAGGCCGCTCACCGAGTGCTCCGCGAAGAACCGCTCGTCGTCCACGATCAGGTCGCGCGAGATCGCCGCTTCCCACCGCTTCAGGTGCGGCAGCAGGCAGTGCTGCACGAACTCTGTGCCCTGCACCTCGATGTTGCTGTACGTGCTGCGCGTCAGGTCTTGGATCATGTGGGGCGGCACGCGGAACGCCCGGCAGATCTCAATGACCTGATACTGCCGCGTCTCCAAGAACTGCGCAGCCTCGTTGCTGCCGCTGAGCTCGTGAGCCTTCACGCCGTTCGGCAGGACCGCCGTGCGGAAGGCCCGATCAGCGCCCCGGTGCATCCGCTCCCACTGCTCACGCAGACGCTCGGCAGCCTCCACGGGAATCGGGTTCTCACTTTCGAGGACTATGCCCGGCCGAGCGCCGTTCCCGAAATACGTGCTGCCGTGGGCCTCCAACGCCTGGGCCAGGCCAATGGCGTTCTGGAAAATCTTGTAGGTCGGGATCGCCTTGATGCCGTCTTCCGTGGTGAACCGCAGGGCGAAGATCTGCTCCTGGGGATAGATTGTCTCCCGCCCGCTTGGCTCGCGGTAGCGATACCGCAGCGTGCCGTCAGACAGCCGATCGACTTCCATGCGGGAACTGTGCAGCGGCCACAGCTCAGACACAGCACCTCGAGCACCTGGGCGGATCTCGGCGTAGCTCGCACCGTAGTGCAGATACATGCCCGTCATCCAATCCCTAAATTCCTGGGCAGTCTGCCACGGGTTGGGCTGCTGGTGGAGCAGGCGATACACCGGGTGGCTAGTCGCCTTCGCCTTGCCGCCGTTCGGCATCCGTTCGTAGACGTGTAGCGGCAGGGCTGATACCGCATCCGATATGACGCGGATGCAGGCCGTGTAGGCAGAGCACGCCATCGAGTTGTCAGCGTTGACGCGGATGCCCGAAGGCGTGCGAGACGATGACACCTCGGGCCAGTCGATGCCACGCAGGTCGAACATCTTGAAGTCGGCGGCGGCGTGTTCGCTCATATGCTCAGGATGTCCCAAGATTGTTCGGCTGGCTTTGTGGTTGCCGCTGCGTGAAGCCCGAGCGCCATGACCAGCGACACGATGCCGTCGATGCGTTCGGTTGACTTAGCCTTGCTCGGCTTGATGTTGCCCTGGTGGTCAGTCTGCACCGCGACGTTGCCAGCCATCCACGACAGCACAGGGTGATTGGCGTGGCGGATTTTTTCTGACAGCACGTAGTTTTCAAGAGCGCGGCTCGGGCTCGACATTGAGCCATAGCCCTGCCCAAAGCCTGTCACATTTACGCCCTCGCCTTGCAGTTGCGTGGCCAGCTGCGTGGCGTTCCAGCGGTCGATCCCCACCTGGCGGATATTGAACTGCTGCGAGAGCTCTACGATGTCTCGCCGAATCACGTCGTAATCAGTGACGTTGCCATCCGTGGCACGGATATAGCCGTCACGAATCCACCCGAGGTAGTCGATCTTGTCTCGCTGTGCCCGCTCGGCGGCGTTGACTTGTGGCACCCAGAAGTAGGGAAGCACATCGAACGTGCCATCGTCGGCCTGGCTCACGAGCACGAATGCCGAAAGGTCATACGTGGTTGCAAGGTCGAGGCCCGCGAACCACTCCCGTTGCTCGAGGTCGCCGGCCAGCGGCTTGCCGCACTTCGCCCAGTTGTCTGGAGACAACCAGCGAACGTCCTGGGTGGTCCAGACATTGAGCCTGTATCGCAAAAAGCTATTGAGCTTCGACGGTGACTGCTCGGCCTCTCGGGCATCGGCGGCGAATGACTCCACCGTGATGGTCTCGCCCAGCGACGGGTTGGCCTTGTGCCACGTCTTGGAATCTTTCCAATTGTCCTCGGGCGAGGCTGCGTAGATGCACCCGAAGAAGGCCGGGTCCACGCCGGGATCTGCGATGCACCGCTCAGCGTATGCGTGCTGTTCCCAGCAGATGCTCTTGCGGTCGTAGCCCGCAGTGGTGATCGAGAGAATGAGCGGCGATCTCCTGGCAGCTCCACCGTACCTGAGTGCGTCTCTTGTTGTGCCGGGCCTTCGCCCCCAGCCTCTCGGCCAGGGGCGAAAGCCCAGAGGCGTCGGTCCCTTTGTGCGTGGAGTTCATCGAACAGCAGCGCGTGGATATTCAGCCCCTCGGCCCGGAACGCATCTGCACTCAGAACCCTGTAGAACGAATTGCTCTTCTTGTGCACGATCGTCTTGCGGCTGTCGATCACCTCGAGGTGGCGAGACAACGCAGGCGAAGCCCGCACCATTGACGCGGCCTCGCGGTAGATGATGCCTGCCTGCTCGCGGTCGCAGGCCGCACCGTACACCTCGGCACCAGGCTCGGAGTCGAAGGCCGTCATGTAAAGAGCGATGCCGGCAAGTGTGGTGCTCTTGCCTTGCTTCTTCGGCAGCTCGATGTACCCAACACGATGCTGCCGCGTGCCGTCTTGGTTCAGCCGGCCGAAGAGCTCCCGCATGACGTGGTGCTGCCACGGCAGGAGCGTGAACGGCTTGCCGGCGTTCTGCCCCTTGCTGTGGCGCAGGATCTTCTCGAAGAAATGCACCACCCGCTCGTACTTGGCCTGGCCCTCTTTGCAGAGGTCAGGCACCGTGGAGCTTAAAGAACTCTTCGACTTCGTCGGTTGGCTTTTCTTCCTTGCCACCTAGCCGTGTCCTGCTGCTCGGGGTCAGGCCAAACTCGCCCATTAACGACGCCTGGAGCGCCACTAAACTGCGATATAACGGGCCTGCCGGATTCGGTTTCACGCCACCTAAGTCTGTCCGCATCACCGGGCCGGTGGCTCGCAGCTCGAGCAGGCACGCCTGCGTAGCAGCGTACACCTCGCACAAAGTGGCCAGCGCTTCGCCATCGGCCTGCGTCAGCGTGCCGAGAGTCAGCAGGATCGGCGTGAGCTCGTTCCACTTCTCCACTGCGACCGGCTCCACCATTAAACGTTTCGGCATCGGCGGCGCGCCGGGGGGGGACGGGAGGTCGGGCCGAATCTTGCGCTTGCCGGGATTGCCGAGCATGCGCTTGACGGCGGCAGGGGCCGGCGGCGGACCACGTTTACCCACGGAAAAACCTCACTGAAACTTGCGGGCGCTCACGCAGATGACACGACCGGGGTTTTTATTGTTCAAACCTGGGGTGATTTGACCCACCCTGCCGTCGCGGATTCGCCGGCTCCGGCCGGCCGGATGGCTGCGTTTCGGCAGTTCTGCTCGGCTCGCGTCTTTTTTCCGTGGCAGCGCACGCACAGGCACTGCCCATTTGCCACGTCGTATCTCGCACCACCTTCGCTCACTGGTACGACGTGGTCTGCGTGTGCTTCTCTCTTGTCGCCGCACACGCGACCGCAGGAGGCACAGGCCCAGGCGGCCCGTGTTAATACAGCCAGCCTCCAGGCCCTGTGTGCCTTGTCCGTGTAGCCACGCTGGTATGCGTTGCCCCTCGTGCTCTCGTCCCTGCGTCGACTGTGCAACGCAAGGCGAGGCGGCCGATAGGCTGGCATGCGTTGTGGCATAGGGGGGGGGGGCGTCTACGCTGCTGGCACGCCGGGGGGGGCGTCAGCTCTTGAACATCACGAACCCAACCGTGCCCGTGCTGTTTGTGGTGGCCGACACGATCTTCAGGTACTCAGTGCCGAACACTTCATCGGGCAAGCTATACGCCCGGCCTTCCGTGCTCGAGGGGGCAAGCGTCAGGTCTGCCACGCTGCCGTCGCTCTTGTACAACCTGCGGAACGGACTCGCAGGCGTTGGCGCCGTCCACATCTGCAGCGTGGCGGCGTTGGTTGAGATCGTGCCAATGGAGAGCACAGCCCCGGCAACGTCACGCATATCGAGCGTGGTGGCCAGGCTCGTGGCCGTGTGCAGTGTGATGTCGAGATCGCGGCACTTACGAAAGAGAATGGCGTCGGGCATGCGTGGCCTCCTGTGCTTCTAGGCTAGGCAGGGGCGGGCTTCCCCTTGCAGTGCGGCGCGGCACGACATCGCCGCAGTAGCGCACTTCGGGCGTCACCACTCAGCCGAATGGAACCGCCCGCCGTGGTAAGCGTGGTCGTGGGCTTCCTGCGGGGAGCCGCCATACGATCCGCTGCCGCTTGCAGAGCAAGCCCAGCACCATGGGCCGGTGCCGTTGAACTCCTCGACCAGCCGCTTGGCGTCAACGCTCATGCGGCATCGACAGCCCTTACAGCATGATTCGTAGAGGCCGCTTTGGCGGGCACGGCGGCCGGCAAACCGGATCAGCGCGTTGCTTTCTTCCCGGTCGTTCACGACTCCACTTTCGCTCAAGAGCGTCACTGCGCCCGCGACGGCGGGTAAACGGCACGACCGACAGAGAAGTTTGCTTCCAGCACGGTGCAGTCCTTGCTCCCAAGTTTCACGCACCTACTGATGGCGTCGTTCTTCTTTACGAAAACGGTTGCCTGCCGCAAAGTCCTCATCCACCCGTGACCGTTGCGCCAAAACAGCGGATCGCCGTTCCAGCCCTTTGACTCCACCACCCAGCCGCAGCCGTAGGCAAGCGACGGCGAGCCTTGATCCGGTTCCTTCGTGATGGCGTCCATCGCGTCCCTCTCTGATTTCAGTAGCGTCAGTGCAACAGTTCCGTTAGCTCGGCCGCGACCATCCGCCGCACCGCCTCAAGCTCCGCCTGGGCCTGGGCACCGATCTCGCCATACTTGATCCGGCTGCGACAGTGCTGGTCGATCCGCTCTAGGTCGATCAGGGCATCCCTGCCAGCCAATGCGTACCGATGCTCGCGGGCGTCAGCCTCGTCGGACAGGTCGAATCGTAGCGTGGCGATCATGGCTAAGATTCTACCCGTGCGGCCCAGCCGCGCAATGCCATCCCCGTCGCAACACTGGTGCAAGAGCGCACTAGGTCCGCTGCTCGTAGGTGACTGCGGCGGCGTCCAGGCCAGCCCTGCGATACAGCCACTCCATTACGTCCTCGCGGCGGTAGCGGACTGACTTGCCGATCTTGATGCACGGCGGAGAGTCCTCGCCTGCCCACTTCCAGCGGGCCAGCGTGGCGGGCGACAGTCCGAGCATCTCAGCCAGTTCTTTCCGGGTCATCAACTTGTCCATTGCGTGCCCTTTCGTGTGAGTGGAACACGCAAACAATACGCCCGCCGGAGCCGCTTGCAAGCGAAAAAATGACGGTCAACGATCGTCAACGAACGTCAACAACCGGCGCGTCTCTCTCTAAGGTGTATAGCGTCACGCCATCGGCGGATCGGGCGGCAGCAACGCAACCGCCTCCGACCAGGGCAGCACTTCAACGGCCTGCCCTAGCACGGCCTTGTCCGCAGCCGCCCACATGGCGTGCAACAGCCCGCCCGGTTCGATCTCGGTGAGAACGTCGGCGCACAGCATGAGCCGCCCATCGGTCAGCACGCGAGGCACGGGGACGCAGTTTGTGCTGCCGTACAGGCCGTGCAGTTGGGCGAGCCTGCCAGCCAGTTGTGGCGTGAAGACGAGGGCGAGGCCGCGAGCGTCGGCGTAGGAGATCGGAAGCGTGAGGTCTGAAAGAGTCATGTGCGCCCCATTGTTACTTGGAACGCTTGCAATGCCGTGTAATAGGCCGACGCCTGCGTCGTGGTCATGCCAGCGCCAAAAGAGTAAGCCAATATCCGCCGCGAAGCGATTGAGTTGAATCCGCCGACGTTGTCAAGCGCTGCGGCAAACACAGCAAACCTAGTGCTGCTTGGCGTCACCGTGACCGTCGCAGTGCGTTGCACGATTGACGATCCGTCCTTGAAGTGGCGGGAGTCGCTGGCAGACGTTCTAGACGTTATGTGGTGCCCTTGCTGATTGCCAGAACCGGAGGTGATTGTGGCAGACATAAAAACATTATCACCGCTTCTGCCTCCGACGCTGTTGCCAGAGGTTTCGCACATAAGCACAGGCCCGTTGAAATTGCCGCACCATCTAGCTGTTGTTACTGGATCAGCGCCACGCCAATACACGGAACAGTGAATGTTGTACCCGTCGCCTAAGTCATTTCCGGCCAGCGGAGCGAGCAGCGCTTTTGTAGTTCCGTTGCCTTGGAGGCCCGAGCTTGAGCCGGTTTCAGCGTAGTCGCCAGACACGAAGTTAAAGTTCGTGTCGTTCCCGCCGTACTGCGTGCCAGAGCGACTTGTGCCGCGATACAGCGGCACCAACGCCGCCTCCAACGATCCACCGCACATCAGCGAAAGACGCGCAAAGAGGCTGCGAATTCCTGCGGAGTCGATGTTCTTGCAGAACTGATCGACGGCGCGCAGAGTCGTTGTCGATACGGTGCCGCCGTTAGCGACCACGCGACTTCTCCAGTCGGCGGCTTCTGGATGAACGCCAGAGGCTCGCGGGCGCAGCAGCCTGGATGACATGGGCATGGCGGTGCGCTCTTGTAGGTTGTGGTGCTATTCGGTCGCGTCTTCGATCGCCGCTTCAATGTCTCGCACGCGGCCGAACGCCGCCGCCAACAACGCCTGGACCTCGTCAAACACGCCGGGCATCACGGCGATACAACGCCACAGGCAGTAGCCTCCGATTGCCGAGCAAAGCAGGAGCTCAATCGCGTGTCTCACGAAATGCCCCACTTTGATATTAGGTATTGCTCAACTAGCGACCTATTCGCGTCAGAGAGCCCGGAGTTGTAAACGATGATTTCAGCGATGTCGCCATTAAAAAACCGAGACGTACTTGCGCCGGTGGCGGTGCCTGCCCCAGAGATCGTAAAGTTGCGGCCGCTGCTTGAAGTGCCAACTGATCCATCGTCAAACGGAGTGCCAGTAAGCGTTGTGCCACTGCTTGTGCCGCCATTGCGATACAGTCTAGCGCGGCTGGACGACGTGCCCTGTGTCAGGTCTGTAGTCACAGCAAACAGGGAAAACGAATTATTGGGAGCGCCGCCGTCGATACGTTTTCGCACACGCCCGCTATCTGCTGCACCCTGCACGCGAAAGTCAATCATTTGAGAATTCGGCGTGACATTGTTGAAACTGATATCAAGACCTTCACCAATGTTGCTGAATGAACCAGTTTCAATAATTGGGTGAAATCCGCCCGCCAAATCAGTTGCTAATGGAGAGTAAGTTGGTCTGTAAACAACAAATACGGTAGCACCGCCAGACTGGTGCAAAAACGCAAACGCCGCTTGGCTGCTTGGTATTTGCAGCGTGTCGTTTGTTCCATCAAAGTCAAGCGTGCCTAATCCGTTCCGTACGCTTGTCTTTCGTGTTGGGCCGTTCGTTGATTCCGTTGCATGGCGAGCGTTTCCGCTTTTGTCTTCCCATCGCTTGACCGTGCCATCTGCCGCGACGAGCGAGCCGCCGCTTGTGGCGTCGAACAAAGTTTGCGCATCAGACCCGTCCAGCCAAAGTTGCAGGCCGGAGAGACTTGTTGGGTTGACAAACGCACTCGGCCACGCCCCCGCGCGCTTCATCGCCTCAGCCTCACGCACATTCCACACGCCGCTCGCCGCAGAGTTGAACCCCGCGCTTGCAGGCGTCACGTTCGCCCCGATGAATCCTCCTCGCCCCCTCATGCCCCACCTCCTGCGCTCGCTGCCGCGCGGGCTGCGCCATACGCAAGCATCAAAGCCTCAAACTCCGCGAACGTCAGCGTGTGCCGCTGCCCCGCCATGTCGGTCACGACGCAAGGCTGCGTGACGCCGAGTTGATTCGCCCTCGCAGCGAGGACGTAGAGTCCCGTGAGAAGGGCAACGTCGTCGGCCTGCCAGCCGAGCCGCCAGCCGTCCGGCGTCTCATAGCCAGCCTCCAGCCAAGACGGCTCCGGCGGTGCGGGAAACATCGCGTCCAGGTCGGCTTGCGTCAGCGTGGATCGCGTCCACCCGGTAGCCGCGAGAACGTCGGCGTCCTCGCTCCACTGATTCGGATCGGTGCGCGTGCTGCCGTCTGGCAACCGCACTCGAAACGGTAACTCCAGCGCAGCCACGCCGCTCGCGTCACGCCAGCATGGATCGTTGAGGGCAGGCATCTCAGGTGATCTCCTCGTGGGCGGTGGTGAAAACAATGTCGCCGCCCGCACTTGCAAGCCCTGCAAGCGTCCACCCTTCAGGAAGGTGAATTGGATTCTCGCGTGACGCGATGACGAGCGAAGCATCGGCAGGCACCGTCACCGTCGAAACGATGGCGTGCGAGTTCGTGCCGTCGGTCGTGGTCACGGTCACATCGCAGGCGTTGGTGCCGTCGATGTTCGCGGCAACAAGCGACACGACGCGAATCGCCATGTTCGATGCCGCGCCGCAAGACACAATCGTCTGCGATGAAGTCGTGGCGGCGAGGCGGGCTGATTTGAATTCAACTTTCGTCGGGCTGTTTACATTCGGCGCGGCCATGATCACATAC